CTTGTATCAGATTGTGTTGTGGTGCTGGAAACATTTGTTTGTACCGATGATGAAACTGTTGTATAAGAAGTAGATGTCGTTCCTATTGATCTAGATGTTCTACTTTCTTGTGGTGTATCATATATTATAGCATGAGGTGCAGTGGTGTGTGCAGCACCAACCATCTTAGCACCAGTTGTTGGATGAACATGAAATGATCCATAATATGGTTCACCATTGATGTAACCAACTATATTTGTATTTCTAGGACTAATACAATCAATTACTTGTTTTACTTCACCTTGATAAATTGGTCTAGGTGCTAATTGTCCTTTTAAAAGTGCTCCTGTGCCTGTGTTTGATATGACCTCCAATTGTGGGAGAGTTGTATATGGTTCTAAATTATTTGTTCTTGGGTCAGGTGGAATAACATTTATTATTCTACCCTTTTCATCAAGAAACATATTATAAACATTTCCTTTATCGTCAACTACAGTATCATTTTGTGTATAATTTTGACCTGCATCTACAACAACAACGTGGTCAACAGTATGAACACCAGTATAAGTATCCTCCTCATTTTCTGGTTCAATAACTGGATAATTAGTACCCGAACTAACAATATACACATCTGTAACTTGTTGGAAAGTTGGAGATGATGGATCATAATCAATTACTGCTCTAGCAACTGCACCATATCCATTACGACAAGTATCTGTTATTTCAACAAAAGGTGCTGATGTATAACTTGAACCTCCACTTGTTAAGTTGATTCCAATCAAACTTGCAGTCTGAACAGCAAATGTATCACTTATAATAGAACCTAATATAGGAGAACCAGTTGCTCCAGAACCTCCACCACCAAATAAATTAATTTTAATGCCAGAGCAATTGAGAGGTGGTCCAGTGTAGCAATCACTTAATGTACTACTGAAACCTGGTGTACTAACATCAGGTCTCATAAAATCAAATAAACCAAGGTTTCCAATAACTCCACCAGGACTTGCTGCTGCTTCTTTTAATTCCTGTGCAGCGTTTGCAATACTAAGAATGTTTCCAGCAATGTTCCCAAGATTTACATTAAGTGGTCCTATTCCAAGTAGAAAACCATTTGTTTTTCCACTAAAATCTGCGTTTTGCACATCACAATCATCAAATATTTCGGCAATCCCTAATATTCCTTCTGCCTTATCTCTCAACAAACCTTCAATATTAGCATCAGGGAATATTTCAGAAACACCTTTTAATCCATCTTCAAGTTCCGTATTAACACCTTTAATAATATCATTAAATAATGCACCAATAAATTGATCTCCTATACAATCTGTAAAATTTTCAACATTATTAACAAAATCTGTGAGTAAATTTGCAACATCAAGTTTTAATTTATCTGTAATATTTTTAACAATACAAGGCATACTATCTTGTATTTTTAAAATAGGACCAACCATTGATAATTGTGCATTTTGTGCTGCTTTCTTTGCAAGTACAATATTTCCAGTTTTATTTAAAACATCACCAAATACATCTTTGTATTGTTTATGCAATCCACTATTTAATTCTGGTGATAAACTATCAAAGGTAGTTGCCACCATATCCGATATCATTCCTTTTGATGCTGATACTATTTGATCTGCACCATCAAATATACCTTTAAATGTATTTTTAAAAGTTGCCGAATTGACAGTTTGTAGTGTATTTTCAAGAGTGGTTTTTATATTATTAAATGCTTTTGAATTTGTATCTTGTCCTTCTCCACCACCAGCAAATATAATTTTTTGACCTATAGCACTAAATGCTTGAGTAGTTGGAAAACCATACTTTTTCTTTAATCCCTCTACTATATCTTTTGTCTCAGATAAACCAGTTTGTAATTTACCCGACTCTAATAATTGTTTTGCTTGATTTGATGCTTCACTTAATCTCTTTTGCAATTCACCAGAGTCAACAAGTTGATTTAATTGTGCTTCACCTTTTTTTAATCCTTCATTTAATTTTTCTTCAAGTTCTTTAGTTACAAATGTCGGTGATTTCTGACTGTCTTTTGATGAACTTCCACTTTCATTTTTTGCAATAAAATTTGTATTTGGTTTTATTTTACTTGTATATCCTGTAAATGGTTCAAATGGTGAGGTGTATTCATCTGATCCACCATAATATTCAGGATTATTGGCAAATATACCCATAATAACAGGTAGTTGTGCATCATCTCCATCAAGAAAAAATCCCATAACAATATCGCCTGGTGAGATACGCAGTGATCTTGCACGATTTGCCTTCCCTGATCCACCTTGAGGAGACAATAATACTTGTGCCCAAGGTAAGTCATCATTTGCTAATTCAGTTTCATTAGGAGGATGATAACCATATATTCTAACTTTAAGTCTACAACCCCAAGCGTTTCCTATTTCATTTAATTGATCTCCTTGAGCGTCTTCTGGTGCAATTTGTCCAATCCACCAACGGAATCCATCTTTACCTAAGAAATTAGTTTTGAGTAAATTATTTTCTATCATTTTCTTCCTGACGAATCTCTAACTATTTTTAATTTTGTGTAAGAACCCTTTCCATCAAAATAATGAGCTAGTTCACTAATCATATATAGACCACTAGATTGTTCGTCAGGACTCTTTTTCTTTTCTCTATCAATGCTTGGAAATATACATCGTATTATACTACCAGCAGTTAAATTTGTATTGAGTGGCACAGTGATTTCAACTACTTGTGACATTAATTGATTATATCTCATCATTGACTGTGCTTGAGTTTTTGCTGGATCAGCATTTCTCTCAACAGGATCATTCCATCCCTTATCAGTTGTAGTTTTTTCTATAGTTCCAACATCTAACATTCCAACAAATATACGAGTTGGTAAATCACCCAAGGATTTACTATCATCATCACTTATGGAAGGTAAAGCAATTTTTTCATCTCCTAAGTTATTTACAACTCCCATATAATCCTTCGATTTAAAATGTCTAATATCTGGTTTAAATGATACTGGATTTATATAATATCTCTCACTACTATATGCTCCTCTTTGCAATTTTCCTAATAAATCTTGATTTCGATCAATATTATATTTTATAATCTTAAAGTCTTTACTCGGATCGTCAAATTTAACGACACCAGGAGTGTAAGTATAATCTTCACTAGATGGAGATTGATTAATTAAATTATCAACTGATCTAAAATTAAATCCCTGTTGTGTTTCATAAAATAAAAACCCTGCAGTACTATCTTTACCTGGACCATTATATGCAACAGATTTTGATGCTAACCAAGTAAGAATAGCGAATGGTTTTTTTAAATTACCAATAAATCCATATTTGTTTTGTGTTGTATCTATTGTACCTATTTTATCTGATTTTAAATATTTTTTTATAATATCTGTCACAGAGTCAGAAATTGTTTGTGAGGTGGGAAATTTTTTTCCTACTCGAATTGTTTGATTTGTGATTGCTTCTCTTGATATAAGATGTAAGGAAAATATTTCTTTTTCAGCATCGACAGTTACATTTGATATTGAACCAATATAAAAGTATTGTGTTACGTCTTTTGTAAAATCTAGTCCTTTATTTGTTTTTGAATTACCTGCTATTTTTATCATAACTCTTTCTCCCCCTCTTAATGGAAGTCCATTGTAAATACCTTGCTTCTTACCATCGTCACCTTTAATTGTACCACCAGTATTAACAACAACCACAGTTCCTGTAACTGATGGTGCTAAGATATTTTCATAATATATAAATCCAACCACACCCTGAGAGATATCAACAGTCCTCTGACCGTCTGTAGATTCGATTATAAATTTTTCGTAAATTGATGGGTCTACTGCTGCCATTTTAAATAGTATCTAATATTAATGAGTGAATTTTTTTCAATGAATCATCTTGTTTATTGAAATTAATATTGATTCTTCCATTATCATTAAGACTTGGCATTTGAATATTAGGATTGTTAAATCCAATATTTTTAAGTATTATTGTTGGACGATCATTCTTAAAAATCTCCTCTAAATTATATTGCATTTTACCCATACTGTCAACAAAATTATTATCATTTTCACCTTCATTATGAATTTTAAAAGACATTATTTCAGTTCTATCATCACTTGGTACACCTTTAATATTCTGAGCTTTTATATTATTACCTACCGTTACGATCTCACTTCTTGTAAATTTACTTCCTCCATCAGGTCTCCTCTTACCTATAGATTTAATTTTCCCATTTGGTTGTAATATATGATAAAAAGATTGGTTATTTCCTTGTCCACCCTTTGTTACATAGTAGTCACCTGCTTGAGGTGTACCCATTGAAGTGCTATCGTCTGTTGAACTATCATCTGTTGAACTATCAGCAGAATCTAAATTTTTCTCTCTCTTAATATCATCATCTGTTGCTTCTGTAAATGCACCTGCTTCAATACCACCACCACCACTACCGCCACCACTACCACCAGGACCAAATCCTGCCATTCCTTTTTCAATTTCACTAGTCACTTTATTTTTTTTACCATCATATACATTTTCAAGTCTTTTTGAAGAATTATTCAATTTGTCGAGATTCGCTATAAGTTCCTCTTCACCATTAGTTTCCTCTAATCGTATTTTTTCATCTTGATTGTTATCAGGTATAAATGCAGTTATTTGGTCTTTGCCAGAGGTATCATCTTCAGATTCACCTCCTTCATTAGTTCCATCCTCAGAAACCATCTCTCCTCCAACCTGATCCTCATTAGGAATAATTACTTCTCCACCCTCCACAACACCAGGTTCATCGGCAGTACTTGAAGCTATATTTCTACCAAAATCAAAAAATCCACGTTGAAACTCTCTAGTAAGATCCGTTGCTCTTTTTTCCGTATCTTTTAATGTTTCGTCAGATTCTCTTTTGAAATTAAGAAAATCAAATTTAGGAAAAGAATCTATAGCAGCTTTAATACCATCACCAATGCCTGTCAGAAAATCTCTTACACCATCAAGAAAGACAGTTAAAAATTTTACTGCTTTTCTAATAAAATCAATTACTTTTCGTATAGCCTTTAAAATTTCTGGTAATTTTGTTACAAACCATCCAATAAGAATAATACCGAAGAAATCAAGTATTCTACCTAAAAATCCTCTTGTACTTCTTTGAACTATATTACCTTCTTTTTTTGTAACACCAGTAATAGTAGATGCTTCTAGTTCATCTTCTCTTTGTTTTCTTCTTACATTCTCTCTTCGCTTTCTAAAATATTCATTTTCCTTAGATATCATTTTCTCATTAAAAATATTACTTCTTCTTGTTGTTTTTGCAATTTCAGATGCAATAACATTAGATCTTTGTAAACTTTTAGAAAATTGCGTAGCAGAACGTCGAATCGAATTAATACTAATCGATGATCTTAAAAGTGACTTTCTTTGTTCTGACATTATACTACGTTAAGATTGAAATTTAATATAGCAGTAAGATGTTGATTATCATTGGAGTTTGATGAATCAATGATGGGTGTACTATCTACTCCTCCATTATCATCACTTCCACCAGCCACACCACCACCAGTGCCACCTTCACCAGTGCCACCTTCTGTTGCGTCAATTATATTTGCCAAACTATTATTAAATGCTAGATTATTATTATTATCTCTTTTAAATGGAACAACTACTTTTGATGTATCATCAACAGTTAATGAAGATATTTCAAGTGCGTTAGAATTATCAATTTGAGTTTCATTATTATTATTATTATCAAACACTGCACCTCTAACGTTCTTCCTTGTTTTTTTATCTACACCTGAAAGTCTCATACCAGTTTCAGTTGCAAATTTGTCAGCTTTAAGAGAGAATTTTTCAAGATCAACCAATCCGAATGTGAGTTTTTTCATTTGTTCGGGGAATAAAAATCCTAAGAAACCTAGAATACCTCCAACTCCTTTACCAACCATAAATCCTTTAGCAGCACCTATTGCGGTTCCAATTCCTGGAAAAACACTACCAAGTAAAGCACCGACTCCCGCAAATATACCACCTACCGCCAAACTCGTAGCTTTAATAAAACCAGTAAATAATGCAAATTGAGTAACTGCTCTTGCAAATGATGTAAGTAATGCTTGTAATGGTTCAAGTCCTGCTCTTTCTAATTCTGCTTTTCCCATAAAGGTATCAAGAGCTATTATCAATGGTGCAAACGCTTTGTTTAACATTTTATTGAGTCCACCACTCTTACCAAACTTAGACAAATTTTGTCCTATTTTCGTTTGACCAAATCTATTCATCATTTTTTGAATAAATGGGTATTTCATTAAATCATCACCTGCTCCCTGAAAAAAGTTTTTCACTGCTTTGGCGATCCTATCCTGAAATACTACTCCAAAAGGTAATAAATTTTTTAATTTAAATGCCCCTCTACCTATTCCTCCGATTCCAACTCTTCTTATAAAATTAATAAACTTTGCGACATTCCCTAATATAAATGCACCTAATCCCTTAAATGCATTAAAAACAAACCCACCAAAGGTAACTCTTGTTAATAGAAGACCTAATCCTTTAACTAGTCCAAGTATTTTACCAAAACCAACTGTAAAACCTAAAGTAAGTCCACCAATTAATAATAAATCTTTGATAAATCGGTCTTTAAATTTTTTTAGTGCGTCAATATTACCTTCTGAATTTAATTGTAGAAAAGTAAGTGCTTGACTTGTTAACCATCCACCAGCAAGATATAACAATGCTTCACCTAATCTTCCTAAAATACCTCTTGCTACAGTAGCAACTCTTCTAACTGGTGATAGTAATGCAAATTGTACTTTCTTCTCTAACTCACTTTCCTTTCCTTCTCTTAAACCTTGCTCTGCTAATTGTGCTTCTCGTTTTCTTTTAGCAAGTTCTTTTTTTCTCTCTATATCATCACTTATCGCTAAATTATCCTTGATAACAGTAAGAGATGAATTAATACTTTTTACTTGATCTGATATTCCTCCAAGTTGCATAGAAACATTAGATAGTGCTAATGAATTTTTTGCAATCAAATTTGATGAAATACTATCACCTTGGACTTGAGATGGAGCTTGACGACCACCAAAAATATTAGAGGATATACTTCTTCTAATACCTCTAATACCTCTTCCTATTGGTGATGATAGTCCTTGTTCCTCATCCATTACGTTCTTGCTGTGCTTTTAGATTTTCCTCTTCAACATATTGTTGTAAGAGTGAGACATAAATTTCCCTCTCCCACGGAATCATATTCTCAAGTTCAGTTAAACTATATTTATGGTGCTGCATCATGGCAAAATTTAATTTAAAGTATGACACTAAATCCTCGTGTGCCATACTTATCCGAAAAAATTCTGCAGCCCCTCTATTTTAATTTCACTTTCTACATTTGTATTTGGGTTTGTCACTTTAACTGTATGAGATAATTTAGGCATTGTCTCAAAGAACTTTTCAACTTTTTTAAATTGACTTGAATTTAAAGATTCGACAAATGATGTCAATTCTTTCTTCGTACATTCTTCAGATGCCCAAGATTCCTCTTCAGAATAAACCTGATCAATACAGGATGCGATTAAATCAAAAGTGTCATCAACACTCATTTCATCAATAGCACCAAAATTATTTTTAATAAATTCAGTCAATGATGGATACTTCATTCTTAATGTATAAACACCATCTAGTTCAATATCAGGTGAATGATCTTCATCTTTCTGAACCTTAATAGTATCAATATTAATTGACATAGGAACCTGTGTCTTTTCATCATCAGGACAAGTGACCATCACTTCAATTTGTTCGCCAACGGATTTACCACGAATATTTAAAAACAAATATTCAATATCAAATGTTGAAAGTCTATCGACTTTAATCCCTTTTGTTAATATACATTTTGAAATAACATCTTTGACAGATCTTGCAATCTGTTTTGTGTCTTGAGATTCCATTGCAAGAATAAGAATCTTTTCTTCCTTGACTAGAAAAGGTCTATATTTTATTTTCCTGTTTGATGATGGAAGAATCAACTCATATGTTGGAGTTGAAATGGTTGGTAAAGGCATAATAATTACTACACTTCAGTTAAAATTATTTATAGGGGTTTTCAAAAGCTAATTATTGTATATTGTATATTGTATTTCCTAAAAGGTTAGAACTGCCAATTGTGCTATCTGAACCAGTTACTGCTTGATTATTTACAAATCCAAATTGAGTTCCTTGATTTAATAGAGATAATCCTCCATAATTTGGATTAATTATATCACTTAATGCTTTATCATTATTATAATCAATATTAGCATTACCAGTTCTACCACTAGTATTATTTAAATCTAATCCTAATGCTCTTGCAAGTGATGACGACTCTCCACAAATGTAACGATCATATGAGAAAGTTGCTGTTGCTTTTAATACTTGTGAATTTTGATATGAAACTCTTGTTGAATTAAGTGCAAGAGGAAATAAACCAACAAATCTATATTCTAAAAATTGGAAATGATTTCTTTCAAACTTAACAACTCTTGTGTCATTTGATTTATAATCAGATGGATATGCCATTTTGAAATGATAAGTATCACTACTTGGATCTCCATTTGATTGTCCTGATATAAACTCCATCCAATGTTCTAAAAATTTAAGTGACTTATATTCATTATCAACCATAAAGTCAAAATTCACTTGAGTAAAGTTACGAGTATGTGCAAACTTTTCAATTAAACCTTGAGAATCACCAGCAGTATTCAATGCTGCCATAGCACTGCCTGGTAAAACTGCATCACTGCAAAGTAAACCTACATTATCTGCAATAAAACGATCATTTATTCCTTTCTTTCTTAAAAATGTACGACACCCTCCCCTTGGTAATACAAATTTAACAAGAAATTGTGATGTTTGTGCTACGTTCTGAATCTTTGGTAGTATGTCTGATATGCTTCTTGGTCTTGGTGCTGGCACTCTAAATACTTCTATAGTATAGTTATTTAGATGGCTTATAGGGGAAAATACTATCCATCATATCCTAGAAAGTATAAAGGTGATCCGACTAATATTATTTACAGGTCACTTTGGGAAAGAAAGTTTATGGTGTATTGTGATAAAAATACAAAAATACTTGAATGGGGTAGTGAAGAGATTGCTCTTCCATACATCTCACCTCACGATAGTCGAGTGCATAGATACTTCCCAGACTTTTACATTAAAGTTCAAGAGAACACAGGTAAAATAAAAAGATACCTCATTGAGGTCAAACCACTTAAACAAACAACAAAACCAAAAAGACCAAAAAGACAAACCAAAGGTTACATTCGTGAAGCATTTGAATATGCAAGAAATCAAGCAAAATGGAAAGCAGCAAGAGAGTATTGTGCTGACCGAATGTGGGAGTTTAAAGTAATTACAGAAAAAGAGTT